TAATGAAGTAGATTTCATAATCTACATATATATAACGCCTTGGAAGACGTTTCCGTTGACAAGAATTTAGCCGCCTCGCCCAGTTTTTCTAACTGGTGCACCACCAAAGCCTTTGCTTGGTTTTGGTGCTTTTATTTTGTGTATTTGTGCGGCTTTTTCAAGTGTAATCTTTGTATCACGTGCTTTTGCTTCACGTGCCATATTGATGAATGGATTTGGGCTTTTCTTTTCTGTCATTATCTTACCTTTAGTGATTTTAAATAAGAATCAATATTTCCATACAAGGACACCATGATTGCAATTTTGCTGTCATAAAGTCGAATGTATGGTTGATTCTTCTTACCTTCATTCTTACTTACCCCAAGGTAGTAGGGGCATTTTATTTTCCTACTTAGTTCCAAAATGTAGTTGTGATAGCTACCTTCTATCTTAGCAGTGAAATCATATTGATAGAATTCTATCTCACCTAATCGGAAAGCCATGTCTCCAATTTCAGTTAGGCGAAGACTGTCTCCACGTAATCCAGTCTGCCACCATTTTTTCATTGCGGTTTCTATAGTCCAATCTTTCCAGCCATCTGGCATCTGACCTACTACAGCTTGTGTTATCAATTCCTTGATGGATGGTTTACTCATCAGGATAAACTTTGGTGCCGTTGTTCATAAACACAACACTAAATTTATCACTTTTAAATTGTGCGTTGAGTTTACGACACAGGTTTCTTGCATGACCAGGATTACTGAAACTGGTCTTTTTATACTTAGGCACGGCTTCACTATCCAAATAGTGTTGGCTTTTTAAGTTGATGGGACAACCGTCATAAAATACCGCCCAAATTCCGGCAGCTTCAACGATCTGGTCACATTTATAACTTGTTTTATCTACTATTTCTAGTATGACTTTCGGTTGTGTTCTGCTCATTATTTTACCATTTTCCTCCCGACATTACAACTTGAATTGTTTCGGGCTCTTTAACGTTTTCACGTTGGTCTAGCAATATCTTCAAAAGCTCATCACGTAGTTCTTTGGCATCGTTGAGGGTCATAATCACTTCACGGGCCTGACGGCCTTCTGCGGTTACAATCTTATCGATAAACTTCTTTATATTGCTCATACACTATTTATGCTACTATTTGCCTCTTTTTCCGTCTTAAAAGGGCCAGTGTACTCGTAACGCTGTATGAAAATGTACTTAGGGCAAAAAATACTAACAAATTCATGGCCTTGTTTGATAGCGAACCATCCGGCCGCATAGTAACACTTGCTCTTAGGTGTGGTAGTGTACAAATGTAGCTTTTTTCGCACATCTAATACACTATTATAAATGATAGTTCTATCAGTTGGAAAAACTGCAAACGGAGGCTCACTAGATTTTACTTTAGCTATCTTAGTAAATTCTATGTTTTTTGTTTTTTGAATGGCTTTAGTCGTATTGTAATGTTCAATATTATTACCAATCTTTACATCGAACCCGTTGCCCTCCGCAGTTACGTTACCGACTTTTTTCTTTCCATCGGTTACAACCCAATATTGGTTTTTTATTATTGGTTTGGCTATTAGATTCATGTTATCCCTTTTCATTTTAATCGAAATTTCTTAAGATAAACACTAGCCTCAGTAATGTTTTCACAGTCATACTTAGGCTTAATCGGTTCATCATTCATTAAGTTATCTAATCCATATAACTCAACGTACTTGTCTACCATAGCATCTATGAGCAGGCCAAATTGCTCTCTGTCAAGCATTGAAGTGATGCCACCTAAATCAATGCGAATGTTTTTATCTTTCATATTAGTCTTTCAGTTTTTCCCACATGTACTCAGAATCTTTCATGTATGCTACTGGTTCTACCCAACCATTTCTAATAGCTTCTACAATCATTAATTTATACTGACTTGGACATTTGTTACTAATTTCAAATCCAGCACGTGGCGACATAAGAAATCCATTGTGAATATGAAAATCTACATCGCCCTTACGTATTGTTTTAATAGTTTTATTAGCAATAGTGTATGTCATTTTTTAATATCTAGTTTGTTAATGTGAGGTTCAATCTTTGCAAGTTCTTCTTCTGTTGCATAGCGTGGAATTCCACTAAAAGGTTGCCAACTGTCTGATGTGAATATTCTAACAGGTTTCCAGTATTTGTGCAAGATATTATTGATTACTGCACAACCTGCAACAATTATAACAAACCCAAACATAATCAATACACTGCCTGCTAAAAATACCACTGATTTATCTATATCCATTATTCAACTCCAAAATGTTGTTTAACCAAATCAAACGCTTCACCTCTACTAATCATATCACGCAACATAGGACTTAACGCTACACCACATTCTTTCACTATCAATTCAGTAAACTTTTGAACAAATTCTCTGCTACCACTACCCGTCATATGACGTTGTGTCTCTACAACCAAATCACTAATTAATTGTTCGTTCATTCTTCAACTCCGAAATGTTTTCTAATAGCAATGATAGGATGCTCATAGTTGTATTCAGCACCGTCTGTAAACACCACCTTACCACGATAAGTTGAGAGTATGTCCGTTACTTCGATTAGAATCAACTCGGCGAACTTTTCGATAGCTTCTTGTTCATAGGTGCCTAATTCATCCCAGCATCCCTGTGCAGTAAGTCCCGCATGATACATCAAGTCTTCAAATCGTTTGTTCATGCTAGTACTCCTGTGTAAGGGCGGTTCAACCATGCACTGAAGGTCTCGGCCTTTTCGCTCAACTTCACCAACTCATACTTGCCACAGAAGCGAAGGAAATGTACACCGACGGTCGGGGTGATAGTTGTGCGAACACTTTCTCGAATACGTTGATCCACAGCATCTTTGATTTCTTGGGGTTGTGCAGTAAGATCAATCAGGGTGCGGTTCCTCTCAAATGCATCTCTAACTCGCACTTCCTTACCATCATAGTCGATAAATCGGCTAAGCATAAACGAATTGTAATGAAATCCTTGCTTGTGACGATCTTCGAACGCCTCTCGGATTCCAATTTTGTTTTTAGTGCCTTTTTCTCTGGCACCTGGGTATGATGGATGTACATTGTCGGATGTATCTCCTCTGACTAATTTTTTAAAGAGACCGTACTCAGGATCTTCCAACAGTTTAGGCTCTTTAGTTTTCTTATCAATAACAGGCCGACCATTCTCTTTGAGATAACCAGTGAGAGTTACAAGTTCTCCGGCCACGCCCGAGTATCTAAAAACTTTGTCGGTTATTAATTGGTCATAATCTGTGTCCGTTGAGATGATAAAATGTTTATCTGCTGGATGCAGTGCGATAAATCTTGCAATCATGTCATCGGCTTCAGCACGTTCATGCCTTAGGACACTTGCATTAGTTTTCTGTGAAATATAATCTGTGAAAACTTGATACGTTTCCCAAAATTGGCGTGACTCTTCCAATTCTTCTTCAGTAACTGATTGTTCATCAACTACACGATTCCTCTTATAAGGTGCGTACAGATCACGGCGAAACGATCTACCCTCTAAGCAGAAGACAACGTGATCGATCTTATAACGCTGGACCGCTTGGTTCACTGAAGCGAGGGTGATATGCAATGCTTGTGCTACCTTTTCTTCTGCGGAAGCACCACGTGATGCTACGTGGCGTGCTCTAAAAAAAGTGTTTGCCGTATCGATGAGTGCGTATGTTGTCATGTGTCTATTATATACGTATATTTAGAAAAAGTCAATCCTTTGCTTTACCAAAAGTGTATGTGTTTAGAAAATCCTTTTGTCGTTGTGTCTTTAACATGTGAACGTTCGGGCATACTGTTGCATGATTAGATGGGTCATTATTATAACGATTACCATCAATGTGGTCAACTTGCAATGTAGTTTTCCAATCATTGATAAAATCACCTAGCTTAGAAGTATCATCTCCATATTGATTGATGTAACCCTTAATTGCTTGTTCAAAGCAAGTACCTTTGCAGGCTTCGCAGTGGTCCTTTCGAAACAACGAGTTTAGTTGTCCTCTGTCGAAAGCGAGCCGCAAGCCCGATACTAACTTTTTTGGGTCTTTGCCCCCAAAGACTCCTTTAAGAATGTAATCAATGCCATCAATCATTTCAAATGTATCTTCTGTGTAGAATTCTTCTACTAATTGCATCAGTTCAGTATCTTGCGGAAGAATAGCAAACGAGGTAGACAATAATGAATAATAAGAACACACCAAAGATTTCACCTCATCGGACACTTTCATTTTGCGAATAAACTCAATTCCCAGTTCATGATCTCGGAAGAAAGGCAAACGACAAGTACGTGCAACAAACTGTGTATAACTGTTATGAATCTTTTGTTGTGCAGGGACTTTGCAAACTACTGCTGTAATCAATCGAGGAATATTAATACCCATCTTACCTGAATCAACAACAACCATTACAAGCGGTCGATTTAGATAAGCAGGGCTATTAGCCAATTTAATGCCGTCACTCATGCGCTTGATAGTCTTACCATCAAAATGTTTTTCCTTAGATGTAGAAACAAACAATACCGCATTGATTCGTTTGACAAACTCCTTAACGTCTTTCATTACTGCATCAATTGGAATACCATTAACTGCATTGTTGCGTCCCAAACTAATAATGATGCCGGGCATCATTTTAGGCATCTTGTCCGACACCGAATCCCAAGTGTCTTGTGGAATCAAAATCTGTTGATTGCGAATCTCATTAACTTGCCACGCAAATGTCTTGTAAGCGGCTTCTAATGTCTCGTACAAATCTTCACGATTGCCGTGATATTCAAACTTAGTGAATGCGTTTGATTCTTTGAATTTAGGCATTGTAGGTAATTGTATGTACTTGTCAGCACCAACCAATGTCTTCATACGTTGAGATTGCGTAGGTGTTGCAGTCAAGTGAATGACAACAGTACCACTATCCATCATTGCAGTCTGCATGTCAAACCATTTGGGTTCCCAGTTATTATTAGTAGTTCCTTGGTCATCTTTAGTAGTTGACTTATCAGGTACACCTAAACCACGATGTGCCTCATCATTAAAAATCAGATCAGGCAACATCAAATCAAAGTCATCAGGATTTGCAGGATCATAATTTTCATATAGACCGTACATGTACTGTGTAGTCATAAAGAAATAACGAATGTCACCCGGCAAATCAATATCATTTTCTAATGAATACTTTAATTGCTTACTGTCGTAAACTTTGACTAGCTTGTTACCGATGTAAGTACCATCGTACTTCATCATGCTTTCTAGAGGCTCGTCAACACATTCTTGTGATGGTGCCGCAAAGAAAACATTTTTGATTTTCTTAAAATGTTGTGCAATGAGAATTGCAGTGTAATTGGTAATAGTAAAACTTTTACCACTACCAGTTGGAGCCTGTACAACGATGGCTTTTTTTGTTACTGATTTTAAAAACTTAGTTATTGCATCAATAATATTATCTACCAAATATTCTTGTTGCAGGGGTTCAATACTGGGAATTGAGATTTCGTCAACTGCTAATGCTACTGCTGTTTTATTTCGCTTCATTTTTTACCTATAAGTTGTTGAACATTATGGCCATTATAGAGCCAAAAGGATTTGTTGTCAACTTCAAGAATTGACAGTTATGAAAGGACTCAATTCCTCTACAGTGTATTCTGATACTGCATACACCCAAGTTACTGGAACATTAAGTACTGCGGAGATTGTTGCAGGGTGGTCGCCCTTTTCCAACATTTCCTCGATTGTGATTTCCAAGTCTGCCATTTTACTCATTACGATTTACTCACATTAGATTTAAACAAAAAGCCACATAGCACTGTCAGTCCCCATGCCTGCAACCAAGACACCTCACTAACACCTGCAATAGCACCAACTAAACAACCATTCCAAAGCATATACACCGGCCAACTCAACAAGAAACTGAGAGCTAGCAAGCCCATAATACCTAGGACAACTACACCAACTACACCTGCAATCTTTTCCATGATTGTTCCTTATACAAGTGTCAACATACTAGCGGGTACTTTCCAAACACCACTAGTGAATGAGCCGGGGGCTTGCGTATCAACTAAGATAAACTTACGATTGATTTTTTTAACAGAGCCAACCATTGTGCCCCGTGTAGAACTTGTAAACGTAACCTTGGATCCGATTGTCAATACCGATTTATTACGCACCACTAGTTGGGCACGTGCAAAACGAATTGCATCGGTGATGCTGTTCAATTCTTCATTAGTAAAGTCACCCTGCATGATAGCAGTATTAATTTGCTTGATGTTCATAAGAACTCCTTTTGATTGAATAAGACTCTATTGTATAGCCAACACCATTAAATGTCAAATTTCGGTGCGGTTAGGATGCTTGTCTTTACGACGGTACTGAACCTTAGATTGTACAACCTTAGGCTTAAAAGGTGTGTTGTCAGAAAACAACACACGATGAACCCGATGTTTGGGTTGTTCAATTTTGAATGATAGTATTTGTCTTTTCATAACCCATAGTATAGCACAATGGGTATTTATTGTCAAATTTATCGTCCGGTAGTGTAGTGCTTGCCCTTTGGGCCTTTAGAAACAAAAGTTCTACCGTATAGATCGCCTTGATACTCGTCATTCTTCGGGGAATATTTGAGGATCATTTTGATACTTTTGTTTAGACTTACGCTTAACAATAATTGTGGTTTGTGGTCTAAGATATCAGCCGTAACTGTTTCTCCGTTGTCAACGCATTTCACTGCACATGTTTCATCATACCGTACCATCTTCCCTACCAATCGTAAATTCAATGCGTTTAATATTTTTAATTGTAAAGCTACGCCATTCTTTCTTTTCTAAGTCAAACACACGTAGTGCCTTTGTACTGTCAGATTGTTTGCGTGGCTTTGCATCTTCTTTAATCTCAACTTTAGGAATCTTTTCAGATTCCAATGTGCATTTCATTACACGTACAGTACCATCAACTTTTGTAAAAGTAACGGTTACTGGCGTAGATACCAATACACCCTTCAACCACTTGTGTAATTTTGGTTCAAGTTCATCGGTAACTTTAACATCGGTGTTGATCCAATTAAGTGTTTCTGTCATTTCGTTACTCCCAAAATTGTTTTAGCACGTGCAACCAATTCTTCGTCACTATCGGTGAATCGGTAACCTTCTTCAATAAGTCTCAGTGTGTAAAATTTGTTAAATAACACACCAAACAATAGTGCAGTCAACATCCACAACGGCAAAGTAAACATGTGAAAAATAAGACAAATCAACGCCATAACTAAGTTGCCACGATAGAGTGGCACGACCCAGCCAAGACTAAAGATTCCTAAGAAAAAGTAACTATAACTAAAACCGATATATCCTTGCTTGACGATACCAGTTTTAGTATGTGTCATTTCAATCGCTCGTGCCATTTTTTTCTTTCCAGGGTGTAAAAAATGAATTTACTTTTTGCTCTTCGGACCACGAACTGCAATAATCATTATCCTTATCACATAAAGTCAAGGCTTCGTCTTTTGTGACGATACGATGGCTAATGATTTGTTCACCAATGTGTTCTTGGCTAAATTCCTGTGCCTCATTCATAGTGACAGTATCTAGTGCCCACTCACTTTTATCTTTACCATAGTCATCAGTACCTGTTGGAACTTCAACCATGTAACGTTGACGGAATGTGCTTATCGCCTCAACTAATACCCATTGTGTTTCTTTTTTTGTCATAGTAAATGATCCATCTTTGTTATCATGCCATTGTAATACATCACCCTCTTTCCAACCCGTTTCTGCTAGCATATCGGGCGGAAACTCTAAAATACAATCACCTGTTTCGGGATCGTCTTGTAATTCAACTGTCCAAGTTTTCATTGTATTAGCATCCTAGTTAAACCTATCGTATCAATGGTTGTTAACAATATGTAGTTAGCAAGCATCCCAAATGATTTCCTAGTAAAACTAGCCCAAGCATACATAGCACAGCCAGCAATCCAAGCAGGATACAAGTAAAGAAGAGGTGGATTGGGTACAGTGAAAGCCATCGCAATGCTACAGCCAATTGAAATTGCCCAAGCCAAAACTTCAATAAAAAAACGAAATCTGTTAGTTTTGTAATCATCTTTGATCCAAGTAAAAATTCCATTTAAAATGTTATTCATGTTGTTCTTGCTTATTACTATCAATTGCGGCTTGCAATACTTCTACCATCAATTGATTAAGAGTGATATCTCGTTGATGCGCTAGCTTCATCATAGCAAACAACTCCTCATCATTCAAATCTAGTGGTACACTAACACGTGTATCATATGGTTGACCTTTAAAAATAGCATTTGCTTTTTCTAAAAAGTCTTGTTCAGTTTCCAGATCAACCCACTTGATGTTATCCCATGCCATGTCACAATCCACATTGCGATAAGAAGCCTCGTCAAACATAACTTGTTTAGTGTCAGGATTCAACCATCGATAGGGGCGATTGTCTGACTCCTTGACCTCAACGGACACTTCGTAAATTTCCTGTGTCTGAGAATCAAAGATGCAAGATCCCGTTCCATAGTTACTTTCGTAATCTAAATAACGGGCGTTAGGACCATAACAGTTCCAAGTGTATTCGCTACCACCAGTGATACGATGTTCAAAATTTTCGTTTACGTCTTTTAGGTTCATTTGGTTTTCCTTTGAGTTTTCTTGATTCGTGTAATTTTATAAGTTCATTGTATATGAACTCCATTACTTTGTAAAGTACTTTGGCATCCTTTTCAGTCATTCCTGATTCTAATGGATTAGAATTATCTGATTTTCGTAGTCCAAAATCATGTCTATACTCCAAACACATCATATGAATGATTTCTTCTTTAGTTTGTTTCATTATTTGCCCATGTGGCTTTTTTATTATCCCAGTGTCGGTTGTCATAAATTTGTAGACCGATTGAGTATCCCATAAATCCTATTTCCATATCTATTCCGCCATGATCCTTACGAAAATTAATTTCAACAGTTAGTCTAACCAGTACCGGATCTTTGTAAAGACTTATTTCCCAAAATTTATTTTTGATAAGGCGACCAGTTTTAGAAAATAAATTTTTAAATTTATTAGACCGAGGATTTTGAATGTTAAAGCTAAAATAGATCATAGGATTTTCTCTATTGCTATTATAGCACTCAACGATATTATGTATCAAGTGCTTTTGGGTAGTGACTTCTATGCAACCATCCAGTGGTCATTTTCTTTGTATTCAATAGATTCAC